GGTCACAGCTCGTACTATACGTTTCGTGCACGCTATGCAAACATGCAAACAATTAACGTTGGCGGTCGTTCGGTGAGCATTGTCAGACCAAACAACAGTTATCGTAATCTTGGCGAGCTGTCAGACATTGTTGGTGATTTTTCGTACAGAATACTCAAGGAGGATTGTTTGGATTTACCGGACAAGATATTTGAAAAACGAATTGTTGAGTTGACCAAAGAACAAAAGAAAGCATACGACATGATGCGAACAATTGCACTTGCCGAACTTGACGGCAAAGTTTGTTCGACCGTAAATGTGTTGACACAGTTGCTTCGATTACATCAAATAACTTGTGGCCATTTTAAGGCAGATGATGGCACAATTAAGCATCTAAAAAACAATCGACTTGATGAATTGATGGCACTGTTAGAGGAGACAGAGGGCAAGGTTATAATCTGGGCAAACTATGTCGAGGATATAAAAAATATAGTCGCGACTCTGAAAAAAACGCACGGAGAGGCCTCTACAGTCGAATATCACGGGTCAGTAGACCAAAGGGTTCGCCAGAAGCAGATTGCTCTGTTTCAAGAGAAAAACGGCCCTGCGCGCTATTTTGTTGGAAACCCACAGACTGGAGGCTACGGAATCACTCTAACAGCTGCGAGCACGGTAGTATACTACTCTAACAACTATGATCTTGAAAAAAGACTGCAATCCGAAGACCGAGCACACAGAATAGGGCAAACAAATAAGGTCACCTATGTTGACCTGATATGTGAAAAGACTGTTGATGAAAAAATTGTAAAAGCGTTGCGTAATAAAATTAATGTGGCGAATGAAATACTCGGGGAAGATTTGAAGAGTTGGATCTAAAGTATCTCTGCGATAAAATAGATAATACCAAGAATAATAGATATGGCTGCAAACGATGCTGCAGCACCCATAAACCATGTCATCATCTGACGCAGTTCAAATGTATGTTTGTTGATGCGTTCTTGGTGACTGTTTAAGTTGTCCAACTTCTCTTCAAATATTTTATAACGAAGCTCGCACTCTTTTAGATGAGCCTCAAGCGCATACTTTGTGTT